AGCTTTTGAGCGGCAATAATCCCGATATAAGCAACGCCACTGACAGGTTGGTGGTGATGACTACACATACTGCGAAGCTCACTACGTACCACAAGCATTCCTTCGTAGCGGTCCGTTGAGTCATTGGGAAATGCTGTTGCGTCGGGTGCCGGTTCATATCTTCCTGCCATTATTTCGTTAAAGTACATTTTAGCAAGACGTCGAGCCGTGCCTTGAGAGTTGGGATCTGTTTCACGATCAATAAGCAATCGATCTAACACAGTTTCAAATGCTTCTGCGGCTTCGTCAATCAGTCGTTCTACATCACCATCGTGCAGATAGTCACTGACGTTGTCGCCGGCCCAAAAACGTTTGTTGTCACGTTTCATTTTAAAGCGAATAGCATCGCCTAGGTAACCTTCTTTGTAATCTTTGTCTGACATAATTTCAGTTGCTGTTGTAATTGCTAATGTGTCTGTGACTGTATCGCCGTGGCGGTCTGGTATAAATTTCTTTTTGGTATCCGAGTGAAACACTGGATGTGGTGCAAACTCTTTTTTCAATCATAATCTCCGATGTTAAGGCAGTGGATTGCCATTGTGTTATTATATAATATATTTAGGTCGTTGTCAAGGCACAATAGTTATTTTTCTACAATCTGGATAATCTACTGGGACGGGAGTTGGCCGATTTGCCTTGACACCTTCTAACAATGCAAGGCCTTGAATGGCTTCTTCGATGGTGGGTTTGTAGTGATAGCCAACTCGAAACACCTGTTGTGATTCCCACGGCGTGATGGTCAAATCTCTGCCATCGTAACGTTGTGCTAGCATAGTATCGTACGCTTTTACATCATCTAACAAGATAGCTCCACCACGGCCGATGTGGAGTGGCTTGCCATGTCCAAAGCTCAAACAGGTTAGTGTATCTGGGCGATACATGTCCTGTTCAAGTCTGCGAGCACTGTCCCAAATGCGTGTTTCAAGTATGGGATATTCACCAATCCAACGTTGCCAGGCATGATCAAGGTACTCGTATTTGATACCTAGCTTGTGCATGGTCATTGGAATACTCAAGTAGGTATAAGGAGTAAACTTGCATTCCTTGACTTGATCATATCGTAAACACATTTCAATAGCGTGTGTACAGCAATCGGTCATGATTGCATACGGAGCACCTGTAAACTCTGCTAGTGCTCGTTCAAACTGTAGTATTTTATCGAACATACCAATTCCAGGCATGTTGCACAATGTAGTGAAGTGTATTATATTGCCACTTGCCAGCGACTTTTTCAAATCTGCCAGCATTGGCTGTGAGCTCGCTTGGATCTCCGGGTCTAGGATCACCTATGGTAACTTTGAGTTTGCGTCCAGTAATTGATTCGGCTACAGAAATAATTTCCTGATTGCTGGTACCTTTGTTGCTGCCAAGATTGTAGACACCGGTTGGAATATCATCATCCAGCGCACGAATATGTGCTCTTGCAATGTCCTCAACGTGCACGTAATCTCGAACACAGGTTCCGTCAAAGGTGTTAAATTGATTCCCGTTTAACACAAACTCTTTGTCGTCACGCAGGCTTTCTAACACTCTAGCAATGATGTGTGTGGCACCAGGTTCTTGACCATGTCGTGCTTGAATATCTGCACCGCAAGCATTGAAGTATCGGAAAATCACTGGTTGCAATCCATATGCACGGAAATAACTTTGCAACATCATCTCAGTCATGAGTTTGCTTTCGCCGTAGGGACTTAATGGCAGTGCTGGATCTTCTTCCTGACACGCACCCATGATGGGTTCGCCGTAGACCGATGCCGAACTGCTGAAAATGATTCGAATGCTAGATTGCAACTTGGCCGAAACAACAGCATCTATCATCTTTTTTGTACGTACAAAGTTGTTTTGATAGTACAGTTCCGGATCACTGACACTAGGACCAACTAAACTTGTTCCGGCACAATGAATAATTGCCGATGGCTGATGCTGAAACATAAAGTCAATGGCACCTTGGCTGGCAAAATCTCCTTGGTATACGTGAGACAATGCCGTTTGTACATTTGTAGTACATGGACGAATGTCAACACCAATTACTCGGTAACCTAAATCGTTTAATTGAAGTGCAGTTTGCCCTCCAATGTAGCCCGAGCTTCCGGTAACAACTACAGTTTTTGTCATATATATTCTTTCAAAGATCGCTCAAGGCCCCATAGGGGAAAATTATGTGATGCTAATCTAGCACCGTTGCCAGTGAAACAATGATCACTGGTGGATAAAAATTTTACAAGGCTGGGATCAACTCCGTGTTGCTCGTAGTATACACGCAATACATCACTTAGTCTATGTTTCTGATCATAGACAAGATTTACATCATTGCATTTTAAATTACCTTGTATGGTTTGATCAATTACCACTGCAAGATCATGCAAACTAAACAAGTCAAGAAATCTGTCATTCTCAAATCGAAAGCGGCGATTGGTGGATATATTTTTTACCACATCTTGTAACGGGCTAATATATGCTGTATCAGGTTGACCAAAACTACCAAACATTCGCAAGTTATAAAAGTTTGGTATTTGTGTCACTAGTCTAGCAATAATATTTTTACTACAACCATGAGATTGGGCCGGATACCGTTGAAACAATTGTTCCTCAGTGGTTTGATCATTGACTGCATCAACATCAAACTCAGCGCCTGATGCCAGATTTATAAACTGTTGGTAATGCTGTTTACAACTGGCCAGGTTGTTAAACATAAAAAGATTATTGTGAAATATTGTTGGATTTAATGTACGAACAGCCCTGCGTCCATAAGCGGCACAATGTATTATGGTATGAAAGTTTTTGCCAGCAAAAAAGGCCTGTACCATCTCTCGATCTAACAAATCCAAGTCTTGATGATTGATGGCAGTGACATCGTACCCAGGTAGATTGTTTGTTAGGTAAGATCCAACAAAGCCCCCGGCGCCTGTGATTAGTATTTTCATAAAATTTATATAATGTTAATTAACAATTGGGATTTTCCAAATACCAGTTGACTGTTTGCAACAATCGTTGTTCAAATGATACTGGCTCTCTCCAACCTAGATCATACAGTTTACTGGGATCCACAGAGAAACATAAATCATGGCCAGGCCGGTCAATTGGCACCAATCGATACTTTAACTCTTTGCCCATCAACTGTGCAATCAACTTTGCAAACTCTAGATTGTCAATAAATTTTGGTCCAGCACTGTTCCATTTTTCACAACGGACGGATTGTGTTTCTAATATAAATCGAGTATGGCTGGCCACATCGCCGGCATAGAACCAACGACGTCCGCCGATTATCTCGCTGGCGCCCACGTGTATATCTACAGTTTCGTTGTTGAGTAATTTGCGTATGATAATCACCGGCAAGCGATTGCTTTGGCAACGTGGCCCAAAGGTATTGTTGATGTGTATGATGCTGGCAGGGACATTGAACGAGTTGGCATAGGCCAGGCATAATTCTTCACCGGCTGCTTTTCCAGCCGCATAAGGACTATTGCTGTTGTAGGCATCGTTGGGTTGACTATCCTGTCCAATGGATATAGGGCCAAACACTTCGGCACTGCTATAATATACAAATCTTTCAACTCCAGTATGACGGGCATGTTCCAACAAGTTCAATGTACCCAGCACATTGTCCATGACAGACGCTGTGGGGTCACTCAAGCTGTCGGCTGAACTGGGATTAGCGCCAGCGTGTAATATAATATCTGCCGGTGGCAAGTGCCTACAAGAATTTTTAATGTCGTGCTCAAGAACAGTGACACGATCAAGCATGTGGTTGATCCGTTCCATATTAATTGAACCAGGTCGTACCACGCAGATCACACGATGGTCTTTAAGAAATTCCTCTACTAAGTAGTGTCCAATGAATCCATTGGCTCCAGTAATCAATACTGTTTTCATGATTTGTATTTGTAAATAAGATCAGATGTGTGGCTTAACACTTGACTATATCCTAGATCATTTAAGAACTTGTCAAGCATTTTTTTATTTGTGTTGTATCTTACGGCCCACGGCTCGTACCATTCTATCATAAGTAAGGGATGATATTTTTCAATAGTACGTTGTGCGCCTTGCAACGCAAAAAGTTCATAGCCTTCAATATCTAACTGTATGAGATCACAGGCCGGTAAATTCATATCATCAATGATTACTGTGGGTACATTACCTGAGCCGCTTACGTGAATAGCGCCCGAATCATGGCCTCTGTGAATGTTTACAAATTTTCTTTCATTGCCCACACAGGCCTGTGTTTTTATTACGTTATTACCGCAGTTCAAAGTCAAACACAAAAAATTTATTGGATCTGGTTCAAATGTATACACTGTACCAAATCTTTGACTAAACTGCCTTACATACTGTCCACAGTTGCCGCCGGCTTGTATCACAACACCACTGCCAGTGACATGTGTCATCAACTCATCAAAAAACTCTGGGGTTATGCGGTGCTTGTGCATGTAATCCCACATGCTCCAATCGTACTGAGGCCACCACAGATTTTTTAATTCCGGGTAAGGCGAACTGTCTCTTAATTCAATTAGGTTTTCTAGTCCAGGAATCTTTTGGTATGAGGAATTTGTCATGGTGATTTAAATTTTAACAATCATTTCCTGTGCTAACTCTTCATCTGACAAGAATGGCGTTAGATCATGTAGTCCTGCTTGTTTTCCATTTTTTAATGCTTGTGCAGGAAGTATTTCTTGCTCGTTAAGACATTGGCAGTCTATAATGACTGGACCTTTTTTCTTAAGGGCATTGGGAAAATGAAGACGCAGATCTTCTTTTGTTCTAATATCCACACAAGGCATGCCAAATGCTACTGCAATACTTTTAAAGCTGGGAAACCATAGTCCACTTTCGGAACTGGTCCCATGCACCCTTCCTTCAAAGTATTTTGTCTGTGTATTTTTAATACTTAGGTAACCGTTGTTATTGAGAATAACAAACTTGATATCCAACTCGTGTTGTTTGACTGTTGCTAATTCTTGAATGTTACTCATAAAACTACCATCGCCAATGATAGCAATAACAGGCTGTTTGCTTGCCAAACTAACTCCAATTGCTCCAGGCAAGGCCCAGCCCATGTCAGCTTGAGCTGGACTAAAAATAAATCTTTGTCCGTGTTTAGCATTTAATGCAACAGGACCTGCATAGCTAATGCTGCCGGCATCGCCCATTAAAATGTCATCGGCTGAACTATGTTGATTAACTGCATCAAGTATGGCATAGATGTTTAACTGAAAATCATTTTCAGTTGGACGATATTCTTCCTGCATTACCGGCCATTTGGCTTTCCAGTGGTTGCATTTTTCAATCCATTCGTCTCTTGTCATAGCATTGCTCCAAAAAACTCAGTCAATGTAGTATTGTATGCTTCGTCTATATGAATAATATTTTTGTTATATTCGTCTGCATCAATGTCAATCATGATTTTATAACTCTCAGGACTAAACTGTTTAGGGTCATAACCAATAACACTACTTCCCAGGCTGCTACCTAAAATCAATAATAGATCGGCATTCTGCATGGCAAAGTTACCTGCACGACTACCTTTAATTCCAACTGCGCCTACGTTCAATGGATGGTAGAAATCATTATAATCTCTTGCGCCATATGTACTAACGTATGGGATTTTATATTTCTCAAGAAACTGATTGAATTTCTGAACTGAATTAGATTGTCGGATACCATACCCTGCAACTACAATAGGTCGTTGAGACTTTTCAAGAGCTCGTTTAATAGGTGCAACATCAATAGGACGTTTTCGTTTATCAATTTCAAACTCTAAATACTCTTTTGGCATTTGTGCTGTTTGAACATCGCTAGGAATGTCCAACCAAACAGGGCCTGGTCTATCGCTCTTAGCAATGTGGATAGCTAATTGTAACATAAAAGGAACATCTTCCGCTCTAGTAATAAACTTACTAAACTTTGTCATTGACTTATAAGTTTCAACAACATTGTGTTCCTGTACGCCATATTTTCGAATGTTTAAATTCTTGGTTTCATTTATAAAACTAGAACAAGTAGAAGTTTTAACATTGCCGGAAATGAATAATACTGGCGTGGAATCTTGCCAAGCATTTAAAACAGATGTAGCGCAATTTGTTCCTGCACATCCAGTTGTGGGATTGACAACTGCAATGTTTCCGGAAAATTTAGCTTCCCCTATTGCAGAATGACCTGCGCCTTGTTCATTATGATAGCAGATGTATTGAATCTTACCTTGTTTAATAAACCCATCATTAAGTCCACTTGCACCACCGCCCATAAGACCGTGCACCCGCAATACACCTATACTATACAAATATTCAGCAATCCAATCGCAAACACGCATATTAACCTCCAAACAAACTCATAAAACCATCCACCTGTTCACCAATGTACTCAATTTGTTCCGGCGTGATAACTGGGCTGCATCCGTGGAAGAATGTGTTCTTCATGGTGAAAGTGGCCACAGGGTAATTGTCACGTGCGTCTGCAGGATTCATCAAATGACTGTAAGCAGGTTGCAACATGATGTTACCAGCAAAGTAAGGACGAGTTTGAATCAAACGCTCTTCCAAGTAGTCTACAATGTCGTTGCGTGTGAACGGTGCTCCTGCTCTAATGGTAAGAGGAAATGCAAACCAACTTACATCTGCATGTTCTCTAGCACGTGGCAAGTGGAAAAACTCTTCGTACTTTTCGTAAATGGCAAACAACAAATTGTAGTTGCGTTGACGCAAAGCATGTATTTCGGGCAGTTTCTTGATTTGTTCAAGACCCATGGCTGCTTGTAGTTCGATGGGTTTTAGATTGTAACCAATCTCGTCATACACATACTTGTGGTCAAATATTTCTCCGGGCATTTCTGGGATCCACTCGTTAAAACGTTTGCCGCATGTGCCACATTTTAACTTGTTGGCATCGGGTCCAACACAGTAGCATCCACGACCCCATTCACGTAGCGAGCGCACAATAACTTCTTGTTGAGCATCGTTCATGGCCACAAAACCACCTTCACCCATGGTCATATGATGTGCTGGATAAAAACTGCATGATGCCATGAGACCAAAACTGCCCAGGGGTTGTCCTTTGTAGGTGGTACCTAGGCCATCGCAACAATCCTCAAGCAACACAAGATTGTGTCGTTCAACTAGTTCCATGACATGGTCCATGTTAGGAGGATTGCCCAACACATGAGCAAATGTAATAATTCGTATGTCAGGATCGTTGGCAAGTAGTTGTTCAGCCTGAACTAGATCAATGTTCAAGGTATCAATTTCAATGTCGCAAAATACAGGTGTAAAATTATTTTGAATAGTTGGATTCAATGTGGTGGGAAATCCAGCAATGGGCATCAACACCTTGGTGCCAGCAGGAAAATTGTAACCACGCTTGGACTTCATGGCAGCCATCATGAGCAAGTTGGCACTACTACCTGAATTGGTCAACACTCCACGAGTCTTGCCAAACTGTTCAGGAAAACTGCGTTCAAATGCTAGACTTTTATTGCCCATTACTAGCCAACCGTTTAACAATGCTTCTGCGGCAGCCACATACTCATCTGAGTCGAAGTGCGGACCTGCATAATTTACAAAGTCTTTACCTGCTTCCCAAGTCTTGGCAGCATGTTTAGCATCAATATATTTTTTAATGTCTTCTAATATTTGTTTCATAATTTAATTCCAAACTGATTAGAAATTTCTCTCATGATGTTTATCACTTCCTGACTACCTCGACTGCCGTGAAAATGCAATATGTGTGCCTGATTTATGGATATACGGTTCCATTCATCGTGCCAAGTTATTGCATTTTGATCCAAGAACCTTAAACGCATTGCTTGATAGGCCATCTCTGGATGTAATCGATCAGACTCGTCAATGTCTTGGCTCCAAAACATAGCATTATGCCTTAACTGATCAAAACCCCAATTACGGTCAGGATGAGTTTCTCTTAGTTCTAGCCAGTCTTCTCCAAGTTTCCATACCTGGTCCAACATGGTATGTGGATAATATTGTATATCATCGTTGAAATGGTGTATACAATCTTTATAACTTTTTGGATCAGTATAATTAAACAATCGATACTGGGAGAATCTGTCAGAAAACAATTCTGTGGGTCGGATCATAAGTGTGTCGGCCCCTGCCCAAAATATGTTGCAAGGTTCCCGGTGCCACAATTCTTTGATATCTAGCCAATTTTGATATGCACAAGTATCGCCGTTGGTGGCAGGATCCGTCCACAGTATTGTTTCAAATGGTTCTTTTACAAAATGTCGAAAACTGGCCAGTCTTAAATGATACATTTCTTGATAGTCTAAATATAATTGTGAACTATCATTGCCCATCCAATTTTCTGAAATAGGCCGAACCGAACATACCAAATAATTCTTTACCATACAAAATTATTCCTGTAGTGGTTGACTACCTGGCTCAATTCTTGATCAAAATCAGCAGTTGCTGACCAGCCCAGTTTTTTTAGTTTGCTATCATCGATGGCATATCTTACGTCTTGCCCTTGTCTAGAACTGGGGGTAACAAAAGATTCCCAGTCATGATCGTGATCAACTCCAAAATAGCAAGACAGTATTTTTTTTATTACTTCTCGATTTGGCATTTCAGCATTGCCACTTATGTTGTAGATTTCATCAGTGACCCCTTGATCAATGATGTGTATCACAGCACGAGCAGTGTCACCTGCATGCAGCCAAACTCGACTGGGATTTCCATTGTCATGCAAATCAATTTTGCGATTTAGTGATAAGAATTTGATTGATTTTGGAATTAGTTTTTCTACATACTGACCAATACCATAATTGTTTGTGGGTCTAACAATCACATAACGAATGTTGTGAGTACGTGCCCAGGCCAAGACCAGCATGTCGGCTGCAGCCTTGCTGGCACTGTATGGATTACTTGGTGTTAGGATGTCAAGCTCGGTGTGACTACCTTCAACAATGTCTCCATAAACTTCATCAGTACTGAAATGCAAGAAAATTGGTCTACGAACTGGCGGCATTGCTCGAATTAATTCAAGCAAGTGATGCACTCCATTAATGTTACTCCGCAAAAACACATCGCTACTCATGATGCTGTTGTCTACATGAGATTCAGCCGCGGTGTTAATCACATAATCACAGTCGTAGAGCAATTCAAGATCATTGATATCTTGTTGTAAAAATTTAAAGTTTGGATTTGCCTCAAACTCATCTAACAACTCTGGGTTGCTAGCGTAGGTTTTTTTGTCCACACCCATCACACGCCAACCACGTTCAAGACATTGTTGAGTTACATGTCCACCTATAAATCCCAAGCATCCGGTAACATAAACTATTTTCAAGTATCAATCCTTTCTCATATGATACTTAGCCGCCGCCACATGGTCGCGGTATCTATTACCCGCACGATTCCACTGTTCACCTTTGCCCTGGATGATGTCAACTACACGATCGATTGTGCCATTGTTCCAGTCGCTAATCTTGCCAATGTTAGAATGTTTGTCCTCTAACAATCTTAAAAGTTTTGATGTCGCATCTTCTATGCTCCAGGGAACATAAAGTCTATCAGCATCATTTGCAAAAGTTTCAGGGAAACTGCGATATGCAGGATATAATACATTAGCACCAAGAGTGTCTGCTTCAGAGACTGTGTTAGAAACCCAGTCTTGTAACGCACAATTAAAAAGCACACGAGTATCATTGAGATGGGCGTAGTAATTATTTTTGCTTATGTTATCGTAAATTTCTAATTTACCATCTGCCATCATTTGGCAAGCGCGAGTTACATAGTCTGGATTGTTACTACGTAACGGACCACCTGAGAAAATAGCAAACTTAATCCAAGGTCGGTCTTCCTGGATATGTTGTGCCAAGTCCATAAAGAAACCTGGTTGTTTCTCTTGATCGAATCGTGCCGCAAACCCAACACGCATACTGCGTTGGTCAAAAGGTTTGATATTCTCTGCGCCGCCAATGCGTTCTAACACTTCCTCTTTGCCAAATGCTAGGCCACTAATATTATATATAGGAGCACGCCATCCAGCAATGCGCATATGAGCAACCATCTCCTCGTTTGTGGCAAGAAC